TGGCTCGCACAGGTAACGAGGCAGAGGCCAACTTCCAAGCGCTTGAAGTAATTAACTTCTCTCGTCGTGGTGCCAACGCGCTGGCTCGCGTACTAACAGCAACAATCCCATTCCTCAACGCACGTTTCCAAGGCTTGGATGTCTTCTATCGTGCAGGTAAGGGTGAGTACACAGCGAACAAAGAGCTTAGTAGGCGGCAAGCTATACAGTCATTTGTTACCAGAGCGGGCATGCTGACTGCGCTGACGGCCCTCTACTACACACTGGTGAGTGACGATGATCAGTACAAAGAGCAGAGCGAAGAGATCAGGGATAACAACTGGATTATCCCCACGTCTTCTGGTGTGCCAGTCAAGATACCGATTCCATTCGAAGTCGGCTTGGTGTTCAAGACAATACCAGAAACAATTCTTGCCGCTACTGTCGGTGACAAGTCGAGCAAAGAAGCGCGAGACACAATCCAGCGTGGCATTGTATCGACACTAGAGATCAACCCGCTTGGCGTTCAGGCTATCTCTCCACTGGTGGAGGCTAGTATGAATCACAGCTTCTACACAGGCAGGGACATTGTTCCGTATTACATCGACGCTAACGTGGCGACTGGTTTGCAAGACAGGGTAAGCACCACAGAGATGGGCAAGTTCATTGGATCGGAGCTTGGCATCAGCCCAATAAAAGTTGATCACGTAATGACAGGCTACAGCGGTACGCTTGGCGGGTATGTGCTAAGCGCAGTCGATGCCATCTTGCGTAGCGAAGCTGTCACTGGTGACGAAGCGGCCAAGATGCCAGCGCTGAAGATCTACGAGTACCCAATTATCAAGCGATTCTTTGCATCAGAGCAAGGCTCTGGGTTGAGACAGGATGCTTATGAGTTGTATCGTGAGATCAACAAGGTTGTCACCACGTCTAACAAGCTTAAGAAAGAAGGCCGCATCGAAGAGTTGAACTCTTACTTGAGTAGCAAGCAACACCTGTTAGACCTCAAGTCTCCGGTGTACAACATCAAAGGCAAGCTGGATAAGTCACGTCGTTCGCGAGATGCCATCATGCGTATGGACATAGATGCAGAGCGCAAGCGCGAGATGATTGACGACATAGATGAGAACATCAACGAGATGCTCAAGGTTATACCTGCGCTCAAGAAGCGGGCTGACTTGCCAGCATTTGAGTCAGGGCTTGCACAGAGAATCACTGGTGGCTAATTAATCCAGCCTCGATCATGCGCTCCCATGTTCTTTCAAGAGCGCGTAACTGACAGCGCAGTATCTCTTCTTTGCTGAGGTCAGTTTTGGTGCGCCCGTCAATAACATCGTGACAATTGTGACAAGCATACACCCCAAAATAGTCGGGTGATTTTATGCCCCAACCCTTGTAGCTACTGGGGATGTGGGCCAAAACGGTGGTCTCTTTGTTGTTGTTACAGTGTGGGTAGATTTGTAACGTACACATCTGTCCTCGTGCTGACTTCCTCAGCTTAGACATGCTTGTTGTACCGGAATCTTCTGGCCATCAGCCTACGCCACATAGACTCTATCGGGTCGAGATCACCGACCTCCATCTTTAGGCGCGGCCCGTACCCAAAGTCTCTGGCCTGTGCCTCCTCAGCGAAGCGGTCTTTAGTTACCCAGCCGTTTATCCTAAGCGTGTTCTCTTCATCAGTCCTGCCTACCAGCACCGCAACGTCAGCCTGAAACTTCTCGATGCTGTCAAAGATAAGCGGGCCTCTCTCCTTGTTCGAAAACTTCACGTCAATCGACACGTCATCAAACCAGAGATCAACACCACCATCGGTAGCAACATTGACTATTGGTAGCTCAGTATTTAGTAGCCTAGCTACAGCGAACTCGGCTTTGAATCCCCAGATGTTTGCCTCTTGTCGAGACTGGCTTTTGTTTTCTAGCCTTGGCGATACGCCCTGCATCTCTACAAGCTTGACAGTATCAAGCCCCATCAATCGCGCAGTGTGTGCATCGTGTCTGCTAATTGTGACGAGCATCGGTAACGCTTACCTTGAACATGGCACTCAGTTCAGTAGCCTCTTCATCGAAGCCGCTTAACTGCTCGTTGATTTGTTTTGTCTCTAGGTCAAGAAACGCCAACTCCTCTGCGTCATCAACCCATCGCATGATCTCTTTGATCTGCTCCCGTCTTGCCTTCAATCGTGATATCTCAGCTGGTCCCATTATTATCTTCTAGCCTCGTGTCAGGTGGTGGCACTGCAAAGTCCATCTCTGCGGCAACTCTTATCAACGTCTCGACTAACTCTGAGTATTCTTTGACGCTGGCAGAGCTACTGCGCTGTACTGGTCTGCGTCTTGTGCCGAACTTTGTTTCTACCTCCTCACTACCATAGGTAATGCACAGTATCTCCTCGTGCATTTCGTCAGGTGTAAGTCCGCAATGCTTGGCAAACTGTCCACACCACTTGCGATAATAGTTCTCTTGGCTACGAGTCTTGAATCGCATTGGTGGTTTAATGGTTAGCACAATCCCCTCATCCCCCATTGTTTTCCACATAGAGAGAAGCTTAATGTAACCGTCAGGCGAACGAGCGGCCAGTACCTGCAACCCCTCGAACGCCCATTGGTCTTCTTTGTGGAAGATCAGCTCCATCAGAAGTCGAAGTTACTGGCTTGCTTCTTGCGGCGCTTGCCAGTCCACACCTCGCTCTTGCAGTAGACATAAGGCTTGCCTGTGTCTTTGCTTTGACGTTGCCACCCAGAGAAATCAATCTGCAATACAGGCTCCTCATCCTCTGCTTGTGCGCGTTTGTAAATCTCAATCAGCGCTTGTAGCTGTGATCCTGTTAGCTTCATGTTGCCCGTGTAGTCGGGGTGATTGTCGGCGGTCTTCTGCTTGTTGTCGTTCAAGTAGAACGGATCGCCCTTGACGGTTCTGGCTTCAGTCATTGCTTCTCTCCTAGTTGCTTCACAAACACTCCCATTGCGTTACGCAGTCGCTCGCGCTCGTCTGGGAAATTCTTTTCAAGGTTATCGACCAGCGCTTGGTTAGCACTGAACATACTCTTTGCCTCGTCCACGGTACTGCACATCTTCCTAATTAGGTCGATCAATGCGTCTACCGCAACGCGGGCCTGCTCAATATCTGCTGGGTTATCACCTACTACAGGCTTATCTTTCGCTGATTTCTTTGCGGGCTTTGGGTCTTCAACTGGTGTTTCAAGGTCTCGAAAGTCCACCTTTGCGGGCGTCTCCTTCTCTGCGGCATTGCCATCGTCGTCTTGTGCGGCAGAGATTCCGCATGCCATAGCCAATGAGTATCGCTTGGCGTATGTAATAGCAGATCCATACCCCTGCGGTGTGGCCTTCTGTGCTGGCACAGGTACGGGGCCAGTGGATATCTCCTCGCCATACCCATAAAACACAGTCTCAATGGCGATACCGTTGTCGATAGGCACTGACTTCTGCATGAACCAAACGCCATTCTTGTTGAGCGCTGGCCTTACTGCGTCGATAACTGATTTCAGAGATGCGAACTTAGAATTGAATTGTGGATTGACCTCATCCAGATTCGCGTGATCCATTTCGGATTGTGCTTGCGCTAACGCTTGCACCAAGGTTTTGTGTGTTGACATATAGCCTCCTAGTTTTGTGATGAGAATGGATCTTTGGTCCACCCTGACGTGTCAATCCTGAGCTTCTCACCGTTGATGTCGAAGTATCTCAGCAGACATCTTTCTATTGTGCCTCTAATTTCTATGGGTTCCAGCTGTTCAAACAGCATGACAGGCATAGACATCAGCGGCTTGCGTTCTCCTCGATGCACGAAGCTGAATTCAATCTGGCCTCGCTGATTCAAGGATGCTTTCAAACCATCCAGCTTGGTTAGCTGGAAGAGTGAAATCATTTTGATATCGACTTTATTCTGATCAAGCATCGGTGGCTCCTTGATATTGGTCACACCATTCGGCCACACGACACCAGTTCTGCTCGCACCGTGTGGCACTTCCTTTGCGTTCCTCTACGGAGTGCCCTTCCCCCAGCTGTTCTGAATGACGGATGGCATCTTCTGCTGTGTCGTGAATCTTAATGGCACGGACGCGACCCTTCTTCTTCACGGCATAGGTTGTGGGCTTCACCCAGCGCTCACTCTCTGAGCAGTAGGGAAGCTCGTT